ATATGCTTCATCACTTTTATCAAGGCCTTCAACACCTTCTGCCAAGGACTGAACTATGTTCTGAATTTCGGTGTCAAATTCACCGCTCATCAATGTCATAGCTTCGGCAAGTTCACCCTGCGAACTTTCCACGCTGCCATAAAGTTCTTGAAAATCTGATATAATCTGCTGACCACCTTCAGAAGTCGCACCACCTGCCTGTTCAACGGCCTGAACAATTGCCGCTGCATAAGCAGCACCTTCAGCGCCGTATGACTGAAATGCTTCAGACAAAGAGCCAAGGCCGTATTCCTTCAATGATTGCAGGTCAGCAGAATATGAAGCATTGAAGTCAATCTGTGACTGCATAGCTTCCATCATTTCATTGATGCTTGTTTTGACAGTTGTTTTCGCTTCATCAAAAGGTGCAAACCAACTGCCGACAGTTTCAAAGATGCCTGAATATGTTTCACGGAATGTGTCAAGCAGTTCTGTTGCGCTTGCGGCATATTCCGCTGTTGCTTCTTTGAATTTGTGCGCCGGATCAGCCGCTGCTGCTTCTGCTGCTCGTTGCTGTTCTATAAAGCTTGCGTATTGCGCTTCAGCTAATACGAGTGCAAGCCGTACCGTGTCATATTCAGCCTGAAGAATATCCGACCAATGGGCAGGATCGACAGCTTCTAATTCTATGATGCGCTGTTTGAGTTCCGCAACCTTTGCCGCCGCCTCATCAATTGTTTCAAGAGTTCCTACAAGCCCAGCCCCGGTTACGGCATTAGACATTGAAAGTAGCGCATCAGCAACAAAATTAATGGCACCTGCAAGCACAGTTTTCAGTTTTGTTGCAATAGGCTCACAAAAGCTGCCCATCTTCGCCATTGCAGCATTCCATTTTTCCTGCGCTGCGTTTGCTTCAATAACAGCCTTGTTGTTTCTTTTATAAGCTACAGCAGTGCTTCTGTATAGGCCGTTGAGTGTTTCTGTGATTAGCCGTGTTCTTTCACGCTCATCATTGCAAACTGCAAGCTTTTTGTTGAAGTCTTCCTCTGATTCACCCGCCCAATTCAAGGCATCAGCAAGCACACCGACAACCTGTCCTGTCTTTGCCGCTTCATTTGCTGCTTCAGTCAAGCCTTCAATCGGCAAGGAATCACCGAAAGTTGCAAAAACGCCTGTGCATATGTCAGTCCAAATCTGCAAGTCCTTTTCATTGTCAACAAGCTTCGCCAGATGATTAGCCGCTTCAACAGCCTTGTCAGATTGACCCAAAACGGACTGCAATGTTTTATAAGTCTTCGTTGCTGCGGCGCTGTTATGACCTGCTTTTGTGAATGCAGTGTCAAGCTTGCCCATTTCGGTTCTGTATTCTCTTGTATCGTCAGCCAGTTTAATAATTGCAGTTCCAAGTGCAATTGCGGCAGCCCCAAACTTTTCAAAGGAAGTGAACCCTTCAGCGGTCTTTTGTATTAGCCCCTTTAAACCTTTTGCGCCCTTGTCGGCACCGTTTCCAACGCCGCCAAGAGAGTTGTCAAATTGTTCGGCGGCATCAGTGGCTTCACGCACCCTTCTCTCATTTTCAGCAAGTTCAGTCGAAAGTTCTTCAATGCGTTCAGCACATTCCTTTGCTTCTTTTGAATTTTTCCCGTGCGTTAAAAGCAAGTCTGAATATTTATATTTTAGGGATTCCAATTCACGCCGCTGATTTCGCACCCTTGATGAAAGCTTTTCCATAGATTCGCCGTAAGCTTCAGTGGCAGTCTTTGTTTTTTGCGCCATGCCTGTGGCTTCTTCCATTTCTTTTACAGCTTTATTGATGCCGTCAATTGCGAATTTGCCAAGTATTTTAAACAGTTCCAATGGCCTTCACCCTCTTTCCATTGGTTAATAAAAATAGGCCACTGGAATAAACCAATGGCCTTATCGTGTGTTCCCCCGGCTGACATGTGCAAGTCTGTCTGACATGCCCACATCAAGTGCAGGGATTAAATTTCCTACTAATGCACCAGAATCAAGTTCAACAACTTTAGGGATGACCCTTGCAAGGAAGTCCATCAGCCTTTCATTCTGTTCTATAAGTGTTCTTATGACAGGCATGTTTTCAGCTTTCACAGCATCCTTGACATATCCCTGCAAAAGTGTTATAGGCGCAATTGCTTCATCCCCGGCTTCACCGCCGCCGAGAAGCGTGTTTCCTGTCATGCCGAATATAGTCGGCTTTGTCAGGATGCCGCCTTCAGCATTCCACTTGACATTGAAGGAAGGCAGTTTGCCCTTCCCGGCAATGCCAAAAGGAGCCTTGCCGCCGCTGACAGATATTTTCGGAATTTTCAAGTTGCTGAATATCTTGCCAATACTCAAGGGGAAGAAGCCCTTGATTTTTTTAATGACAGATGAAACCTTGTCCTTTGCCGCTTCAAGCTTGTCACCGATAGCATTTTTTATACTGTCAAAAGTATTGCGAACAGTTTTCAATGCAGACTTGAAGTCATTGAACTTGTTCTTGATAGCTGTGACCGCCGAAGAAGCAACTGACTTGATTTTTGCCCACATATTCAGCCAGAAGTTGCGAAAGCCTTCATTGTTTTTCCAAAGTGTCACAAAGGCCGCAACAAGGCCTATAATCAGCGAAACAATCAATCCGATTATATTTGCCTTCATAGCAGCATTCAGCAGCAGAATAGCCCCACGAACGCCTATGATCGCAGTTTTTGCAGCGTTCATAATTGCGCCCCACTTCAGGATCAGAAGGAAGGATGCAACGCTTGCTGTTGCACCGACAATAACAGCCTTCCAGTTGTTTATTGTCTGCTTGTTGTCATTAATCCATTTCTTCAGGTCTTTAACCTTTTTGATGAATGATTCAAGCTTTGGCACAGCAGCGGATACCATTTCAGCAACCTTTTCCTTGATAGCTGTCAGAATAGGTTCACCGACAGCACCCAATTCAGCAAAGGCATCTGTCAGCTTTTCCTGAGCTTTCCGGGCTTCAATGACATCCTTGTTTGTCTTCTGATACTGCTCTGAAGCTTTGGAATATGTGCCGTTCAGTGTGTCCATTATCAGCTTTTGCCGTTCCTGTTCATTGGAACATGCATCAAGCTTTTTCTGGAATGCTTCTTCACTGATGCCAGCCCAATTCAAGGCATCTGTCAAGCTGCCTGTCAGTTCACCTGTCTTTGCGGTTTCGTTTGCTGCTTCTGTCAGCCCTTCAATGGGCAGTGAAGCACCGAATGTCGCATAAACGCCTGTGCAGATGTCTGTCCAGGTCTGCAATTCCTTTTCATTGTCTGTCAACAATGCAAGATGATTGGCAGCTTCAACAGCCTGTTCACTGTCACCAAGGATTGCATTCAGTTCGGAATATGTCTGCTTTGCAACCTGTGATGAATGACCGTTTGTGACAAAGGCTGTGTCAAGCTTTGCCATTTCAGCCCTGTATTCCCGGCTTCCTTCAATAGCTGCAAGCCAAGCACCGCCAAGGGCAACACCTGCTGTTGCAATGCCCTTGACAATTGTTCCTGCTGCGTGGCCTATCTTTTGAAATGCCCCTGATGTTTTATTGCTTGCTTCATCTGCATTTGCGGATGTTTCCGCAAGCGCTTTGTTCGCTTGTTCATTTTCAATTGCGATTGTGCCAAAGAGTTTGAATAACTCCATCTTGACCTTCCTTTCACACCTTGGAAGATCATCAGCCTGTTATTATCACTCGTTGAACAAATCGGCATAGATTGCCTTGATGCCTTCATCTGTCAAATCAACATCAGCGGTTCTTTTCCGCTTTTCGCTGCCGATTTTCAAGGCATCTGCTTTCCAGTCTCTGAAGGACTTTTCTGAATAGCTGTGACAATACATAATCCACAGCATCATTTCTTCATCCTTTTCAACTGCTTCCTTTTTGCGTTCATATTCAGCTTCAAGGAATGAAGAAACGAATTTCCCAAACTGCCCCCGGTTAATATATCCGTTCATTAAGTCCATAGGACATGCATATCTGTGATATAGCATGTCCATGAACTTCATTTCACCGATTAAAGCAATTTGGAAAATTCCTTGAAAAAATCCGCATTCTTTGCATCCTTCACAATTTCCCAAATCATGCCGGGAGTTGTGCCGAATGCCATTTCAGGGATTTCATCAGCAGGAATGCCAGAAAGGTCAGACAGCAACGGATAAATCTTGTCAGGCATGGCGCTGACATTCTTCAGCACAGAAACAACAATCTTGTAAACAACCATGCCGCCGATTTCGTTGACCGACTTTTCGCCTGTGACCAACTGGACAAAGATTTCAGAAAGGTCATCAGGAAGAGCAGTCGTGATAATGTCAAGCATAGGGAACAAATCCCTATCCTTCAGGCTCCGCAGTTCATACGGCTTGGCAACTGCCGCTGCTGCGTTTACTTCTTCCATCTTCTTATTACTCATTTATATTTTCATTCCTTTCTTAAATCTGCTTTATATGTTTATGCTGCATCGGTTATCTCCTCAGGAGTGACAGCAGTCCACTCGCCCTGCTTGTGAATGAATATTGCATAAGGCAGCTTGGTAGTGCCGTATTCAATATCAGACATGCAAGCAAAGGTTCCCTTGAATACAGAATTGGTCTTGTTCTTTGCATCAGTAGTAAAGCCACTGGTGCAAAGTGCCTGTTTGAACAGGATTATCAGAGGTCTGCCGTCCATGAACTTTCCGTAATAGCCGAAGCCATCATAGAAATGACCTGCACGGATTTCGGCAGAAGTTATGACATCATACTTGCCATCAGTGCTTTCAGCAATCTTGCCGATTGCCATTCTTGCCATCAGATCAGAAGTCAGTTCTGCAAAGGAAGTTTCCATCTGTGCAGTTTCACCGACCTTGTTCTGAAGTTCCTTGACAGCAACGGTTGCACCGTCAAGTTCAGGCGCAAAGAATTCAGGCGTGATGGTCAGAGTGCCGCCTTCCTGAGTTGCGCCGATAATAGCTGCCTTTATTTCCTCGGCAGTGGGCGCAACCTTTTCATTGTAAGCAACGCCCTGAAAATAAACACCTGCACCAAAGGGAATCTTTGCAGGAGTTCCAGTAGTTATACCGCTATTAGGCATATTAGTTCACCTTCCATTCCTTTACACTTAAATTAATTTGAATGCTTTTCAACTCAGCATCCCCGGTGGGAACAATCAGGGCTTGTGCATAAAAAATAGCAACGGCTGAACCGCTGCTTGTTATGCCCACTCTGCCTGATGTTCTGTTGAAATGATTTTCAATCTTTTCTTTGTCTGCTTCAAGGGCTTCCCATGAACCCCTTGAAAAGCCTGTCAGCATGAAGGTTGTTTCCTGAAGGCCGTCTTCTGTGTACGGCTCTATTTCGCTATAACTGCCAACCCAATAAGGATATTTAATGTTGCCTTTGCTATCCCCGGCATATTCCCCGAAGCCGTATTCAAGGCCAAGGGATTTGACAGCTTTGCCTATGATGTTTATTACCGTTTTTGACATTATCCCAATCCTTCCTTGAATACTTTTGCGGCCATTGCCATTATCTTGCCTTTTTTGCTGTCAAAGGCGTTCTGAAGCGTTCTGTTCGGCTGTTTACCGATGGTGTGATGCCATTTGCCGACATCATCTTGATAATACCAACCGCCTTTTCTGCCGTCTTTATTTACAGCATATTCACCTGTGCCAAATTCTTCCCAGATAGCATTTTGAAGCGGACTGCCAATTGTAGCTTCATGTTTGTCAACATCAACAATGTGCTTCCATGAACCTTTCAACTGGCCTGTATCAACACGGCTGTTGCGTTTGGCCTGTGATTCAACTTCACTTGCAGCTTCTTCAAGAAACTGAAGGGCAGTGCTTTCAAGCGCATCTTTGACCTTTATTGAAAAGTCTTCAAACTGAACGCTCATAATCACTGCCCCCCGGTATACTTCAGATAGAATTCAAGCTGCTTGTGCATTTCCATCGGATCATCAATCAGAAGGATGTCATACCGCTTGCCGTTTATAATCATGCGGCTATTTTCAGCCTGTATGTTATCGGCAAGCGGCACATAATCCGCAATGAAGACATGTGTTGATTCCTGAATTTTCGCAAGAAAGGTTGAATGATTAGCACCCCCGGCCTGAAGGTCAAGCCATCCTTTGACAGTCTGTGCATCAGTCCATGTTTTGACCTGTTCAAACAGTTCGTTTGCTGTGACTGTGTATGTCTGTATAACTGCCTTGATGTTGCCGTCAATTCCTTTCATGTTCTCAACCCCTGTCCAAACCTTGCCTTCATGTAAGGCTTCAGAAAGCCCATCAGTGACTTTGGAAAGCCCATAGTGGAATTATCCCCATCCATGTTGAAATATGTCACAGAATGCCGGGAAAGCGTTTCAGAAGCAACGCCGATGCGGTCAGCATTGTCAAGCTGCCACTTCAGCAGATTTGCAACGCCCATCTTGACATCAGCAGGATAAACAACCCTTGTGATGATAACGCCAGATTCATCATACAGTTCTTCTTTAACAGTGATAACGCCGTTTGAAGAAGTTCTGACATTGACAAGCCCTGCATTCAGTTCAGATTCAGTTATCTGCAATGTATCCCCTGCCTTGAAGGGATTTGCCGTGGCAACCATAAGCTGATGACCGCTTGACATAGCAGAAGCAACAGCCCTGAACGCCCTGTTCTGGAAGTTATTATTTGTGTACCGCCTTATTGACAGTTCAAGTGCCTGAAGCTTTGCTTCAAGCACCTGATCTGTTTCCTCGGTGGTAATGAACTGCCGCAATT